ATGCCTCACTCAAAAAAAATAGCGCCCGAACTGCCTGGGGCATCTTACGAGGCAGAAATGAGCACTTTACGCAACAAACTGGCGGGCCGTCCTTACGCGAAAGACATTCACGATATGTTGCCAGAATACCCAAAAAGCCACATTCGTAACGTTGTCAACGGCAGATGCAGTAATCCGCTCGTGCTAGCGGCGTTAAAAATCGTTGTCCGTAAGCTGGATTCCAGCACTGAGAAGGCACAAAATAGGCTGCGCGAATTGACAGAGGAACTGGGAAATTTGGAGGTCGCGGCTTAGAATCAAAAAAATTTGCCCCGCTTTGTATCATTTGTACGCTTTTGCAGTATACATTTGCAAAAGATTCAAAACGCACAAAATGCACTACCCTCACTCCTTATTAGTATGTCGCTCGACGAATTCACCACCGACGCCCTGGCCGTGCTCGCTGCGGCGGGTAAAGCTGACTTTGAAGTGGAGGCCCAGCTCACGCGCAAGCGCGATGGCAGCTTCAGTTACTGGCTGACCACCTGGGACCCATGCGCCCAGCGCAACCCGCTGGACTGCCACTTCAGCCTGGACTTTGGCGATACGGGCGAGGCGGTACTGGGCTTGCTGGCGGCCCGCCTGGGTATCAGCTACCCGCTGCCCGCTGTGGTCTACGCCACGGCCGCGCAGAAAGAGGACTTGCAGCGCCTCTACAACCACCCGTTTTGCAAGCGCTGGGAGAAAACCAAGATGCTGCTCGACCTCGACCGCTACACCCAGGCCCAGGCCGAGAAGATGCTGGCCGCCGGCCCGCTCTCCTTCCGGCAGGAGCTGGCCCGCCGCGAGGCTGCCGCCAGGGGCATGGCCGTGACGGGTATGGCTGAGCTGGTGCAGCCGCTCAATAACGCCGCCTAAGCTGATGCCCCGCTTCCTCCACTGCCCCGGCCCCTGGCTGCTGGCTTCGGGCCTCGCCACCCTGGCTATCTGGGCCGCTTTTCTCTAACCGATGGATACCACCCGCGCCCCCTAGCGGCGGCCTGCTGCCGCACTGCTGATTACCCATTTCACGACAACCCCACAAAAAGCGCCTACGGGCAAACTCACAAAATCATGTCAACTTCCTTCATCCCCGATACTTACGTTGCGCCTACCACGACTGGCGGCGGCAACTTCACCAAGCTGCAAGACGGGGCCAACAGCCTGCGCATCCTTTCCGATGTGCCGCTCATCGGCTACGCTTACTGGAACACAGCAGGCAAGCCCGTGCGCTCGCTCAAGCACCCTGGCCAGCCTGCTGATATCCGCCTCGGCACCGACAACAAGCCCGAAAAGGTGAAGGAGTTCTGGGCGATGGCTATCTACAACATCGGCACTAAACAAGTGGAGCTGTGGGAGGTGACGCAGGCCCAGATTAAGGACGCTATCCTGAGCCTGAGCCGTGATGCGGATTGGGGCCACCCCACCCAGTACAGCCTCAAAATCACCAAGACGGGCAAGGGAATCGAAACCAAATATGCCGTGATGCCGGGCAAGGTGGCCCCGCTGCCCGCCGATGTGCAGGCCGTGGTCGATGCCAGCCCCGTGAACCTGATGGCGCTCATCGACGGCGGCAACCCCTTCGACACCCAGCCAAAGCCGGGCGCGGCACCGACGGAAGAGCAGAAAAAGAATCAGGCCGACGACGACAACGACCTGCCTTTTTAGGCTGAGCAGCAATGGCTAAGCTGACACCCGCTGACTTCGCTGACTGGGTTTTTAAGCACCTGGAGCAAAACGTCTGGCTGACCGAAGCCACGATGCAACGAAGGTTGGCGGGTGTCAAGCAGTGCCCGTTCACGGCCGCCCGCCTGCTGGCCGCCTTAGTCGCCGCCGGCTGGGCTAGCCCCCATCCCAAATACCCCGGTGAGTACGTGCTGGCCAGTAGCTGCTGGCTGAGCGAAAAGCCAAAAGCCGCTAAGGACACGACCCCTAGCGGCTCTCAAAAAATTGCCCATTCTTAATAAGGACACTGCAAAGTTATGCAAGACTTAGTAAACCAAGTAGCTGCGATTGCCGCGCTGCAACAAAATGCTACCCCTGGCCCCTGGGTACAGTGGAAGGGACACGATAGCGTGTTCGCTGGACCTGCTGAGGAAAACAGCAGCTTCACTATTAAAGGAGTGCGCGTTCAGATTGCCGAGTGCCGTATCGACCCTGAGTACGATATGATGAGCGACTTCGATGAAGAGCAGGGGCCGTACGATGGGAAGGCCAACGCCGCCTTCATCGCGGCCGTCGGTGGGCTGGACTTCGCCGCCCTCACTGCTGCCCTGGCCGCCCAGCCCGCCCCGCTGGCCGATGGCGAGCTGGCGGCGTTGGAGGCCTTAGAGCAGCGGGCAACAGCTGCACCATGGTATGCCGTGGGGCAGCCCTGGGGCAAAGGCAACTGGGTTAACACGGCAGAAGACCCGCATGCGGGCTGCATGATTGCTGACTTTGATACGAGCATCGCACGGGACGCTAGCCATGATGCTGATGATGCTGATGTAGACAACGCCCATTTCATCGCCGCCCTACGCAACGCCCTGCCCGGCCTGCTGGCGCGGGTGCGGGCAGCGGAGGCCGATTACGGCCAGACCAAAGAGCAGTACAAAACGCTGGCCACTGAATATCAGGAGCAAACTGAAAAGCGCGAAGCTGCTGAGGATGAACTGGGCCAGCTGCGGCATTATGTATCCTCGCTGCTGAATGACTTGATAAACCACTCTGAGGTGCCTGCTTCCATGCAGAATGCGCTGTGGCAACATCGGGTAATACTAACGGTGATAGGAGGCCAGCCCAATGTCTAGCCCCATCATTCCGGTTACCTACCAAAGCAAGGAAGTGCGCGACTTCCTGCGGCTCTACGGCCCCTACCTGGCTGAGCAAATCGACGTGTGGTGCCCCGGCCGCAACCGCTTCGGGCGGCTCTGCGGGCTGCCCTTCGTGCAGGGCCACGAAAGCCCCTTCGCCGATGTGCTGCTCTACGCCACCGAAGACGAGCGCCGCGAGGAAATCCTCGTCGATGCGCCGGAAGCCATCACCAACCTGCGGCCGGTGCTCTACGCTTTTGAAGACCTGGCCAGCGAAATCGTGCTGGCTGACGGGCGGCGCGTGGTGCCGGCGGTGGAGGTGGCGAAGCTGTGGCACAGCGGCGTTGACGATGCACATTTTATTGAGAATTACGAAGGCGGCGGGCTTACCTGTGTATGCCGTGGGCCTGGGTGTGAACTCAGTATTTCGAAGGCGGGCTTTGAAACTGCGCGGTTGGGCCACTGGCTAGCTGAGCTTTTACGCCAGCACCACTTCGCCGTCGGGCTGCGGCCCGAGCAGTACCGGCGCAAGGCCGTGGGCGCGGCTAGCCCCTGCGGCGCGGGGTGTGCGGGCTGCGAGAAGGGGAAGGAGGTGGGCCATGCATAGCCTCACCACCCGCGCCCGCTTCCAACGCTGGCACCGCGCCCAACTACTGGCTGGCGGCACCCCGCCACCACCCCGGCCCGCCCAAAAGCCCCAGGCCCGCGCCCACCGCTACCTGCTGCTGGTGCTGCTGGGCATAGCCGCCCTGCTGCTGGCCGGCAGCTTCTGGCCCGGCCCACCCCACTCGCTGAGCCTTGAGCCAGCCCCTTCTATTTCTGTCAATCAGCCGGCTCCGCTGGCTACTATGAGCCAAGATTATGAGTAGTGTAAAAGAGCGGCCCATCTTATTCGGCGGCCCGATGGTGCGGGCACTGCTGGCCGGCAGCAAGACGCAGACGCGGCGGGCGGTCAAATCGCCTACGGGCTACTTCCAAGTAAACTCCACCCTTGACGGGCAGGTGGTTGGCGTGGAAGTGGTAGATACTGACGAGAACTACGTACGCGGGCTGCTGTGCCCCTACGGCCAGCCCGGCGACCGGCTGTGGGTGCGGGAAACCTTCTACGCTTTCGGCTACTGGCAGAAGCGTTTGAAAGAAGATAAGCCGGCAGAAACGGAATGGCATTTTGTTGACCTGACCCAAGTGCAAGAGTACTCTTACCGCTTCGAGAAACCCTCTGAAAATGTGGGTAAGCGTCGCTCGGACGGGGGGAAGCCTCAATGGTGGAAGCGCCCGTCAATCTTCATGCCCCGCGCCGCCAGCCGCCTGCTGCTGGAAATAACCGCCGTGCGCGTCGAGCGGGTGCAGGCCATCAGCGAGGCCGATGCGGTGGCTGAGGGGGTGGAGGTAGTCGATGGCATTCTGGAGGATAGCCCTGGCTTTCGCAATTACATGATGCCCGGCGAGGAGAATGCATTTGGCTTTCCTCGCAACAGCTTTGGCAGCCTCTGGCGCAGCATCAACGGCACCGAGTCGTGGGCCGCCAACCCCTGGGTGTGGGTGGTCGAGTTCAAGGTTATCGACGGGAAGGAGGTAGCCAGTGCTTAGCGACTTCACCGTAGTAGACCTCGAAACCACGGGCCTCGACCCGCTGAGCGGCCGCATCACCGAGATAGCGGCGCAGCGGTATCGCAATGGGAAGCTGGCGGGCGCCCTGGCCGTGCTCGTCTGGGCGGGCGTGGAGCCCGGCCCCGATGCCGTGAAGCTCAACGGCCTGACCGCCGAGAAGCTGGACCGCCACGGGCTGCCCGAGGCCGACTGCATTAATAACCTCCTGCTGCTGCTTGGTAGCTCGGTGCTGGTGGCGCACAATGCAAGTTTTGAAGCGAGTTGGATTCATCAAGCAAGCCTGCGCCTTACTGGCGCAGGCTTTGCCAATGACTTCCTATGTACAAAAACACTAGCTGTTAGCCTGCTGGAGCTGCGCAGCTACCGCTTGGGAGCATTAGCCGAACTGTTCGGCATCCCGCTGGAAAATGCCCACAGGGCAATGCCAGATGTGCAGGCAACTAAGGCGCTGTTTGACCGCCTAACCTCAATGCCCGCCTGCACTACCGCGCATCTGGAAAGCCTGCGCAATACCTGCGGGCGCGGACGAGCCCACTACGCCGTGCAGGTGGGGCTACCTGACCACGCTAAAAACATCGTGCAATGAGCAGCTACTTCGCTTCCCGAATGAGCTTCTCAAGCATGGCTGCTTGGCTGCGATTGTCCTTCTCTGCTAGCTCTTTAAGCTTTTCTAGTGCCGCTTCCGACAAGGCAAAGCTGGTGCGCTTCTTAGCCATTTGGATATGTGGTATAAGTGTGGTAACTTTAAGGTATCAACCTTACCACAAAGTTATGCAATTCTTAGTGCCCGCCCAACACGCCAAAGACTCAGGCATTTACATTATTCGCAATTCGGTAAATGCGAAGGTGTATGTAGGCAGTGCAAAAACATTGAAGCGCCGCTTTAATGCGCATAGCCAAGAGTTAAAACGCAATGAACATCACGCACCTTTTTTACAACGTTTTGTAAATAAGTATGGCATAGACTGCTTGCGTTTTGAATTATTAGAATTGTGTGCAGTAACCGAATTAATTAAACGCGAACAATTTCATTTAGATAATTCCAAGGCGGCCAATTACAAGTTTGGGTTCAACTGCTGCCCTACTGCGGGTTCACTGTTAGGGGTAAAGCATACTGCTGAAGCTAAGGCAAATATGTCAGCAGCGGTGCGCAAACGAATGGCAGACCCTGAAGCTCGAAATAAATTATCGGCAGCAATGAAAGGCCGTTTTGTTTCTGAGGAAACTCGCCAAAAAATGTCAGCTGCTAATCTTCGTCGGGTTCGCAATCCCGAAACTAATGCCAAAATCTCCGCTGCTAAAAAAGCTTCAGGATTAGTTATTAGTGATGAGCATAAAGCTAAAATTTCTTCTGCTTTAAAGGGCCGGGTTTTTTCTGATGAAACTCGGGCTAAACTAAGTTTAGCAGCTAAAGAAAATCGGCGCTTAAGGAAAGAGCGCGCAGAGCAAGCGAAGGCACAGCTGCCACTTTTCGGGAAGGAGGTGCCCCGTGGCTAACATCGTTCTAAGGGAATACCAACTAACTGCCATCGCCGAGCTGCGCACGGCCCTCGCCGCCCCCGCCAGCAGTGCGGTGCTGGTGCTGCCGACCGGCGCCGGCAAAACGACGGTAGCCGCTGAGCTGACCCGCCTGATGGTGGCCCGCGGCGGCACTGTTTGGTTTGTGGCACATTTACAAGAATTGGTAAGCCAAGCCCGTGCCCGCATGGAAGCCTTTGGGCTGAGCGTGGGCGAGATTGGCCCACAGAAAGAGGTGGCCCGTAGGCTAGAACGACCCGTGCAATGCTGCATGGTACAGAGCTTATCTGTGGCTTTGCGTACTGGCCAAATACCCGCGCACCGGCTACCTACTTTTATCTTTTTCGACGAGGGGCACCACACCGCAGCGGGCACCTATCAGCGCGTAATTGATGCGGCGCCGCTGGCCCGCCGCATCGGCCTCACCGCCACGCCCTACCGCCTCGACGGCAAGGCGCTGGGCGAGTGGTATCAGGCGATGGTCGAGCCCATCACCATCGGCGAGTTGATGGACGCCGGCCACCTGGTGCGGGCGCACTACGCCCTGGCCGAGGTGGACCTTGAGGGGCTGGGCGAGCGCGGCGGTGACTACGCGGCCGACCAAGCTTTCAAGAAGTTCAACAAGCGCCAGCTCTACGCCGGCACCGTGACGCAGTACGAGAACCACGCGCCGGGCGAAAAGGCGATTTGCTTCTGTATTAATGTAGAGCACAGCCTGGCCACCGTGCAGGCCTTCAATGAGCGCGGCATCGCTGCCGCCCACCTCGACGGCTCCACCCCGCTGGCCCAGCGCAAGCGGGTGCTGGAGGAGTTCGCGGCGGGCCGCTGGCAGGTGCTGAGCAACGTGGCCCTTTTCACGGAAGGCTTTGACCTGCCCAATATAAGCTGCGTCATTCTCAACCGGCCCACGAAGTCGAAGGCGCTGTACTTGCAGATGGGCGGGCGCGGCTTGCGGCCCAGCCCGGGCAAGTCTCGGTGTTTGATAATCGACATGGGCGGCAACGTGAAGGCCCACAGCTTTCTCGACACGCCCGCCGAGCACTCGCTGGAGCCAGCCAAGAAAAAGAAAGGGGCCACCGTGGGCGTGCGGCCCATGAAAATGTGCAAGAGCTGCGGGCTGTGGGACCCCATCAGCTTCACGGCGTGCGGGGCCTGCGGCGCGGCTTATCCTATCGAGGTGGCAAAGCAGGAGGAAGTCACCTTCACGGTGGTCACCGATACCCGCCAGTTTCTGCCGCCAGCGGTGAAGAAGCGCCAGCGCTTCAAGGCCTTGCCGCCCGAGTTGGAGGGCGTCAGCCCCTGGCAGTGGACCGCCGAGCAGTGGGCCCAGGTGCGGGTGCTGTCAGGCTATAAGCGCGGCTGGGAGTCGCATCAACTGGAATGGCAGAAGATGCACGGGCCAGAGGCAGAGGGGAGGGTAGCGGCGTGAGCAAGTCCAAAAAACTACCCCAATTCCCAGCCGCTTACGCCGACGTTGCTGAGCGGAGCCTAGCCGCTATTACTGAAGAGCTTCGCCTCTACATGCTGGCCATGATAATAACGGCTGAAGGCAAGCCCAATCGCATTGCCATCAAAACGCCTTATGATGTGATTGGCCTTGCTATTGAGGGCTTTAGCCAAAAGCTGTACGAGCGGGCAAAAGATAAGCGCGAAGCGAAATGGGCCACTGAAGACCTGCTGGAAGAGTTGGGATTCGGCCCAGCGGAAGGGACTACCCCATGACCACCGTCCCGCCCATCACCAACCCGCGCGCCTACGCCACGCCCCTGCTCACCGCCTACCTGCGGCAGCTGCTGCGGGCCGAGGCCGGCCGCTGCAACGCCCTGGTGGGCGTCATCCAAACTGAACTCGCCCGCCGCCAGGCTGCGGCTATTCCCAAACAGAAATGATGGTCAGCTTATTTCCCAAAATCACCGCGAAAACCCACGGCCAGCAGCTGCCGCTGACTGAGGTGCTGGCCGGTATCAAGTCCGGCCAGTGGGCCGCCGAGGTGGGGGCCGTGCGCGCCCAGCCCGCCGGTAGCCCGGCTTACGACCTAGCTAAGAAGAGCCTGCCGTACTTCACCCCGTCGGGCACCTTCGAGCCCCGCGCCGTGGCGGGGCTGCTGGCCCACTCGGGCTACATGAGCCTGGACCTCGACGCCAAGCCCAACCCCCAAGCCGACTGGGCGCAGGTGCGGGCCGCCATCACGGCTGACGAGCATACCTACGCCTGTTTCACCTCCACCGGGGGCGTGGGCCTGTGCGTCTTGGTGCCAGTACCCAGCGCCAACCACCTGGGCAGCTTCCTGGCGCTGGAGGCGTACTACGCTGAGCACTTCGGCGTGCGCATCGACCAAAGCTGCAAGGATGTCAGCCGGGCCCGCTTCGTGAGCTACGACCCCGACCTCTACCTCAACGCCCACGCCGATACGTTTGGGGCGGTGCTGGAGCCAGCCGCCGCCAAGGTGCCGGCCCGGGCGCCGCAGCTGGCCCAGGCGGTGCAGGTAGAGCCGAGCCAGGAGGTGGAGGCCCGCCTCATCGCCATCGGCGTAAAGATGATTGCCGGCGCCACCGACGGCGGCAAGTACGTGCAGGTCCGCAACGCCGGCCACCTGGTGGGCGGCTACGTGGGCTCGGGCTTCGTCGATGCCGGCCGGGCGTTTGATGCCCTGTACGCGGCGCTGCTGGCCAAAGAGAACGTGGCCGATGTCAAGGTCGCCGAGGCAGCCCTGCGCTCCGGCCTGGAGGTCTCAGGCCCCCGCCGGCCACTGCTGCCCGACTGGCTGCAATACAAGGTGCGCCAGGAGCTGCGCGACGAGAACCGCAACCCCGGCACGGTGGTGGCCATCGCCCACCGCGAGGCCGCCGCCGCCCACGTCTCGCCGGCTGGCGTGCTGGCCGCCGTCGAGGCCATCGCTGCCGAGCAGCGCGACGAGGTGGAGCTGCTGACCTTCTGGAATCTGCTGGAACCGGTCAAGCGCGACGGGCCGCGGCGCTTGCAGCTCAGCCTCGATAAGTTCATCGCCTGGCTGGGCGCCGAGGGCTTCCGCAAGTACCGGGCGGGTGGAGCCTACACCACCGTGCGCGTGCTGGCCGGCATCGTGACCGAGGTAGACCGCGGCCAGCTCTTCGACCACGTGCTGGGCTACCTGGCTGGCCTGCCCTTCGAGTTCGACGGGGTGTACGGCTTTCAGGTGCGCGAGCTGGTGCTGGCCCAGGAGCGCAAGCTGCTTGACGGCAATTTCCTGCAAGCCCTGCCGACGCTCGACGAGGACTGGCTGCGCGACGGGCCCCAGAGCGCCTACTATTTCTTTCGCAACTGCTGGGTCACTGTGACGGCGGGCGGCATCGCCACCGCCGATTACGAGGCCCTGCCGGGGCAGATATGGGCCGAGCAGGTGCGCGCCCACGACTTCGTGCTGCTGGCCAGCCCAGACGCGGGCCTGCAAGCCGACTTTCACCAGTTCACCGTGAACGTCTGCGCCGGCCAGCCCGACCGCCTGGCGCTGCTCAGGGCCAGCCTGGGCTACCTGCTGCATGGCTACAAAGAAGAGCAGAATGCCAAGTGCGTCATCTTCGTCGATGAGGTGGCCACCACCGGGCGGCCCGACGGCCGTACCGGCAAGAGCCTGCTCATTAAGGCCGTGGGCGAGCTGGTACAGGTCACCACGATAGCCGGGGCCACCTTCCGATTCGAGGACAGCTTCCGGTTTCAGCGCATCAGCGCCGCCACCCGGCTGGCTTATTTCGACGAGTGGGACGGGCGGCGGTTGCCGTTCAAAAAGCTGTTCACCGAGATAACGAGCGAGATAGCCGTGAACCGCAAGAACCACGCGGAGTTCACGATTGCCTTTGCTGACTCGCCAAAATTCGCCATCACCACCAACGACGTGGTGTCGGGCGAAGGCGGCAGCCACGAAGGCCGCAAAATTGAGATTCCGCTGGCTCCGCACTACAGCGCCCGCCACACGCCCAAGGATGATTTCGGCGTCGGGTTTTTCAAGGAGGGCTGGGACCGCACCGAGTACAACCGCTTTTTCAACCTGGCGCTGGGCTGGGTGCAGCAGTTCCTGGCTGGCGGCCGCCAGCTCACCCAGCTGGCCTCAGCGGCGCTGGACGCGCGCAAACTGGAGGACTCGACGAGTCCGGAGTTTTTGGAGTTTGCGCGTGACGTGGTGCAAAATGGTAGCGGTGACCCCATAGACCCAAAGCTGTGGGCTGATGCGCTGTATCAAACCTTCCTGACCTATTCGGGAGAGGCGCAGCACCGATTTCCGATGCGGCGCTTCTATCAATGGATGGGCAAGGTGGGCTTTGTGCGCAAAACCTGGCAGGGCCGAGACGGCTGGCGCGGCAAGTCATTCTTTGAGCTGCCCGACCAAGAGGCTGAATAACTGGCTAACGAGTGGCGAACGAAGCTTCGTTCGCCACTCAAAGCAAATAAAATCAAGTAGTTAAGTGCCAAAAATGGCACCCCCCATAGTGCCTCAAAACTTCCCTATACAAATTTGTACTTTTCTAACCTTCGCGATTGATAATAATTGTACTAATAATAAACATAGTACAAACACTTAATTAGAAATACACACTTTATAGGCCGCAGTTTTAAAGCACTCCCCCAACTAAGCTGTAGAGGCTAAAAGTAAACTGAAATACAAGTAGTTGTCTGGCTAACGAAAGTTCGTTCGCCGTTCGTTCGCCAATCCACTCAATCCCATGGCACACAACCCCGCCACCTGCACCAACGCCACCCGCTGCGCCCACCCGGCTGCCTCCTGCCTAAAGCTTTGCCCCACGGTCCTCACCCCGCCGCCTTACACGATGCCCAGCCCCGAAGCCCAGGCCACTTGGTCAGAGGCTCGCCTGGGGCAGGAATGCGGCCTCTGGCTGGCCGCTACCTACCCCGCCGCCTACCGCCTGTTCTTTCACATCCCCAACGGCGGCCTGCGCACCGCTGTCGAGTCGCACGGCTTCAAAATGCAGCACGCCAAGGCCGGGGTGCCGGATTACTTTCTACCTGTCAGCGGCCGAGACTTCGAAATGAAAGGCGGTAGTGTGTTAGTGCACGGCCTCTTCGTCGAGCTCAAAACCGCCACCGGCCGCGTAGCCCCCGCTCAGGCCCAGTGGCACGCCGACCTACGGCAAGCCGGCTACCGCTGCGAGGTGGTGCGCAGCCTGCCGGAATTCATCGCCCTGCTGACCGAGTACCTGGCTTAACGCTCACCCTCTTTTCTGCCCGCCCTATGCCTGTCACCCACGACGCCCCCACGCTCACTGTTTTCCGCACTGGCCAGGTGAAGCTCTCCGACCTGGCCCGCCGCTCGCTACGTGGCCACCAGGCGGTGGTGCTGGCCGCCCCTACGGCTATCGGCAGCAGGTGGCTGCTGCTGCCGGTCGAGCAGCCCACCGAGGGCGCGGTGGTGCTCTACGATGACCGGGGCCAGAAGCGGTTTAGGGCCTTCGCCCTGGCCGCTGCGGTGTTCGCAATGCTGCCGGCCAGCCAGAAGCACGCCCACCTGCTGCTGGCCGAAGCCGGGCCGCTGGGCTACTGGCTGCTGCCGGCGGGTGTGCCCTATAAATCAGCACCGGATGCCCTGCCGGCCGCAGCGTAGGCGGAACTTTGAAGCATGGCCACCGAGCAGGAAAATACCCCCACCGCTTATGAAAAGCTGAATGACCGCCAGCGGCTCTTTGTCGATGCTTACGTCGTGAGCAAGAATAAGACAAAAGCGGCACGGCTAGCTGGCTACGCTGAGGCGGGCGCACGGGTTGAGGGTCACCGAATGCTAACAAATGCTAACATTCGGGCCGCTGTTGACGAGCGCATGAGCAGCTTGGCTATGAGTGCCGAGGAAGCCATGCAGCGGATGAGCGAGGTAGCTAGCACCCGTCTGAATGAGTACTTTATCATTCACGAAGTGCAGGGCTACGAGCAAAAAAGCTACCGCCTCGGTGATATGGTGGCCCGTAAAGAGGGTGAAATTGACTTTATCCGAGAATACATGAACCGCGAGGGCCTCATGACGGAAGAGCAGCAGAAGCCCTATCTCGAAAAGCTCGCAGCGCTGCGGCTGGAGCTACTCGGTTACCTGCTTCAGCAGGACGAGCACGGCGATGACGCCACCATACTGGGCCCAGGCAAGCCCATCATCATTGAGCAGGCCGAACTCGACCTTGTGGCCATAGCCCGGGCTGAGGGCGAGGGGCTTGTCACCGAGTTCAAGCACACCAAGGACGGGATTCAGGTGAAGATTGCCGACCCCGTGCCTGCCCTGCGCGACATGCTGCGCATCCACGGCAAGTTTGAAAAGGATAACGAGCAGACGCGCCCGCAGGTAGCCATCATTGAAGTGGTGGCCCCCGCCACCAGAAAGGAGCCCCGTGGCAAATAAGGTGCAACTCTTCGGCACGGCCCTGCTTAGCCTCACCTTAGCCAGTACGGCGAAGGTGTTGGTGCATTGTGGGGGCACCAGCAGCAGCAAGACGGTCAGCATCGCCCAGGCCCACATTGCCTGGAGCTTTGCTGAGTCAGGCAAAACCTATTCGGTGGTGCGCAAGACGCTGCCCGCCCTGCGCCGCGGCGCGCTCAAAGATTTTAAGATGGCCCTGGCCCTGTGCGGGGCCGAGGACCTGTTTACTGAAAACAAGTCCGACCTCACCTACACCAACAAGCAGACCGGCACCATCATTGAGTTTTTTGCCATAGACGATGCGCAGAAGGCCCGTGGCCCGCGCCGCGACCGGCTATGGTGTAACGAGGGCAACGAGTTGGATGAAGAGGACTGGAGCCAGCTTACGAAGCGCACCAGGGGCAAGATTGTGCTCGACTACAACCCGTCCATGCTCAGGCACTGGATTTATGAGAAGGTCGAGACGCGCACCGACTGCCAGATTATCCACTCGACCTACCTCGACAACGAGTACCTGACCGAAGACAACATCCGCGAAATCGAGCTGGATGTACCCACCTACCAGTTGGCCCCCGAGGAGGTGCGCGCCCTGGCCCTGGCTGGCCTGCCGCCCGCTGAGGGGCTGCTCACCGACTGGGACGGCACCTACGAAGGCAAGGGCCAGCTACTGAGTGGCGACCCGTTTCGCTGGGCCGTGTTCGGTCTGGGCCGACGTGGCGCCCCCGCCCAGGCCATTTACCCGCAGCTATTCCCCTCGATGGGCCTCAACCCCGGCCGCCAGCGGCGCTTCGGCCTCGACTTCGGCTATAACCACCCGCTGAGCCTGACGGAAGTAGAGTTCCGGGATATGCCAGTCCGCGCCGAACTGCACATTGACCAGCTCATCCACCAGTCCTATCTCACGTCTGAGGACCTGCTCAAGCTACTGCCCGAGGTAGGGGTGAGCAAGCGCGACCTCATCATCGCCGATGGCGCCCGCCCCGAAATGATTGCCGACCTGCTCAAAGCCGGCTACAACGTGAGGGCGGCCGACAAGGGGCCGGGCAGCGTGAAAGCGGGCATTGACAAGCTCAAAACGGTCAAGCTCTGTTTCACAGCTCGCAGTAAGCAAGCCAAGGCTCAGTTTCAGGACTACCGCTGGAAAAAGACGGCTAGTGGCGAAATCCTCGACGAGCCCGTGAAGGTCGAAGACGATGCGCCCGACTCGGTGCGCTACGCTGCTGCCGACCTTATCCGTGACCGCCGGGCGCCGCAGCGCCGCTCGGCTCCTGCTCAAATCATTCGCTAATGCCTACCACCCTTACCCTACAACCCACCGGGCAAGTGCTCACCATCCCCACCCAGTGGGCCGATGTGAGCCTGGCCCAGTTCGTAACCCTGTTCGCTCCGGTGCCCGATGAGCAGCGCTCCGCCGCCGAGTTGCTACTCGGCCTCGACGCCGGCGGACTCAACCCGCTGGCTGCCGATGACGTGCCCTACCTGGCCAACCTCATCGCCTTCGCCAACGATGCCAGCCCGGTGCTGGAGCTACTGCCCACGTCTTGCCTGCCGGATGTCGGTGGCCTGCCCTACGGCTGCCTGCTGCTCTGCCAGCAGCACTTCGAAGCCAACGCCGACCGGCCCGACCTGGCCAGCCTGCCTTACGTGCTGGCCGTGTACCGCTGCCAGCTCACCTACGGCAACGTGCAGGGCGAGCGCGTGGCCAAGCTGCTGGAGCATCTGCTGGCGGCTCCAGTCACCGAGGCGTACGCGGACGGGGCCTATTTTCTCGCAGCGTGTTGGAACTGGCAGCCCGACACGCGCCAGACGAAGCCGATGAGTACGAGTCCGAAGACGAGGAAGTGGATGCCGGCAGCGAAGAGTTGGCTGCGCGGTTTGGGGCTGCCCTTTCGTTGGATGCACTCGCCAGCGGCAACGTCTTGAATTACAGCCATGTGCTGAAGCAGGATGCCGAGACCGCCATGCTCAAGCTCACCATGCTGAGTGCCCAGTCTGCGTACCAGCGCCGCCTGCAAAAATTGTATCACCCTAAAACAGAGTAGAATGAACAGCACTTGCTCCAATACGTTTGCCCCGCTTGCCGCCGATACCTGCCCCCCGCCTTCAGCTGAGCTGCTACTCGGTACCCAGGTCGATGCCTACCTCACTGAGCTATTGGCCAGCATCACCCCCGACTTGCTGGAGGAGGATGGCCGCCTACGGCTCATGGTTGGCAGCGAGTTGCTGGCTGGCGTAGTGCGCGGGCTGCTCGATGCGCGCAGCATCACTCACGTGGACGTGGAGGTAGCGGCGCCGTTAGCCGCGCCCAGGCCCGCGCCGGCACCCGCCCGCTGGACTCCAGAGATGGCTGCCGCCAAAGAAGCTTACGGGCGTCAGGTGCACCGCCAATACCGTGGCCCGGCGCATACCCCACCCACCAACAAGGCCCGCCCGGGCCCGCAAGCGGGCCCGGGCGGGCCGCAAAGCCAGTCGGTAATGCAGCACAAGCAAGAAGCTAAAAAGCTACTCAGCGGCCTCAATGCGCAGGTTGCTAGCCTGCCCAAAACTGACCGTGAGAAAGTGCTGGACAAGCTCAGTAAGCGCCTCACCAAGCAAATATGTAGTACCAAGAAGCCGCAGCCCATCGGGTTTAGGCAAGCTATCAAATGACCTACGCTGCCACCGTCCGCTATCTCCAAACCCACGCTCTAGCCGTGGGCGCTGGCTCCTTCTGGCATGGGAAGGAGGCTCAGCAGAATATCAACTACAACGCACCCTTCCCCCAGGTGCACCTGTTTTTGATGCCGGCGCCGCTCAACGGGGCCAACGTCACCTACCCCGTGCGCCTGTGCTTCTACGGCAAGGATGAGCATGAGAACGCCCTCAACCTGGCTGACCAAAGCAGTCCTGATAATTCGCTCAACATTCAGGATGCCATGGACCTGCTCAGCCAGCAGTTTGTCGGGGCCCTGCGCGACGACGACGAGTTTGAGGTGAGCCAGGATGTGCAGCGCATCCCAGTGCTGCGCGACGGCGCTCAGATTGGCACCGGCTTCTTTGTCAGCTTCACGCTGGCCACGCGCGCCGCCGTATGCTAGCCTCCGCTGCCCTCACCTTCGCCCAGGCCGGGTCCGAGCTCGTGGCCAGCGTCATCCGGGCGCTCAAGGAGCATCCGCAGCCGCCCCGTGGCCGGCCAGCCTACACCACGGGGCGCACGGCTAGCCAGATAGCCGAAATGCACGGCCCCGACTTTGTGGAGGTGACCGGCCCCCAGCACGTGCAAACGCTCATCACCGGCCGCGGCCCTAGCCAGGGTAACGGCAGCGGTGGTACTGGTGAGCGCCTACGCGATATCCTGGCGCAGTGGGCCCGGGACAAGGGTCTGACTTTCGATGACCCCAAGATGACGTTCGAGCAGTTCGGGTTTCTGGCGGCCCGCAAGATGCACCGCGAAGGCTCGGAGCTCTACCGCCTGCAGCAGCCCAGTGGCCTGCTGGATAAGGTACTCACCCAGCAGTACCTCGATACCCTGCTGGCACGTGTGGCAGCCGGCGAAATGGTGGCCATCACCACCGCACTCACCCACGCTATTCAAGGCCAATAAATGGAACAACCCGGCAGCGGCTCCCCGCCCAAGATTTTCAACATCGCCACCAGCTGCTCGGCGGCCGGGGGCGTCGTCTCGTTCAACGCCAACAAGGTCATCAGCGGCACGAGCCTTGGCGTGGTGCTACTCAACGCCAGCGGCGAAGCCGTGTGGGGCAGTGGCTTCGGCGCGGCCACCAACGGTGCCTCTTTCACGACCTCGGCCCAGCCCGACGGCGACTATGTGCTGAGTGCGGATAATGGCGAGGCCACGATTGAAGAGCCGGTTACTATCAGCTGCGGTGTGGCTGCCGGTACGCTCAAACTGGCCGTCAGCCACACCGACGAAACGGCTGCGCTCGACGACGGCAGCATCACGCTCACGGCCACCGGCAGCGACGAGCCCGTTACGCTGGAAGTAGTGGACCTGAGCCTGAGCCGGGCTACTACCGAGGGCGCGGCCGAGTTATTTGCTGACATCCCGCCCGGCAGCTACACCGTGCGGGCCACCGCTGGCAGCGAGGTGGTGACGAGCAGCGTCACGGTGCTGGCCTACAGCGCGCCGGCCACCGGCTGTACGGATGAGTACGCCGACAACTACGACCCCACCGCTACCGCCGGCGATAATAGCTGTACCTATACCCCGCGCTGGCGCAGCGCCTGGGGGCCGGAGGGAGTCGCCGTGCGGGTGTCGGCGGTGGCCGGCCAGGCGGAGGGCTACCTCACGGCAGAGCTGCGCATCGGCTTCCGGCCGGGCCATGAGCTAGCCCCAGCCCGGCCGCTGGGGGAGCCGCTGCGCCTGCACGCCACGGTGGGGCCGGATGGCTACGCAACATTCTGCCTGGCGCCCTACCTGTGGCCCACGCTGGGCGCCGAGGATGGGGCCGGGGGCTACCGCCTTGACCTGAACAGCCTCACCGCAACCACTACCGACCTGTTCACGGGCTACGAGCTTCGCCGCACCACGGGCGAGCTGCTGGAGCACGGCTATGCCCTGAACGCGGCTGTGCCTGACGCGCAGCTGCTGACCGGCCCCGACAACATCCTTTCCCCCTTCGCGGGGCGGCTGCCCGTGTGGCCGGGCTTTGAATACAATGCGGCCTACCTCAACCAGCGGAATGTGGGCCGGTTTGGCTTGATAGATGCTGGCCCAGTGCTCGACCTCGACTACGTGCTGCAACCCTGCCCACCCAACCCGTTGCCCGTGGCGTGGCTGGCCCCTGGCGGCGGCTATGGCTACTGGGTGTTCAGCGGCCGGCCGCAGCTGGCCGATGAGGTGGGTGAGTCGCAGGGCTTCACCGAGGCCGCCACCGGCGAGCGCCGCTGGAGCCAGCGCGGCGAGTCGCGCGGCACCATCACGGCCAGCTCGGGCGTATTCAGTGGCCCGCTCTTCGGCGAGGGCCTGCGCACGCTCTGGGCCAGCCCGCAGGTGTGGTATCAGCCGGTGATGGGGGGCGAGTGGGTGCCCGTGACGCTGGGCGGCGGCCAGTTTCCTGTGCGGCGCATGGGGCTGCCCCGCACCGAGTTTTCCTTAACATTCACTGAGGCCGTGCCTCACTACGCACAGGGGCAATGAGCAAGCCGCGCTACAACTTATTCCTTCGCCTACGCTGCTGCTGGCGCATCCTGACCGGCCAAACCTGGGGCTGCTACACACCAGACGGCTCCAATGGCTACAAAATGGCTTGGCAGGGAATGCGCGTGCAGGATTGCTGGGCGCTACGCCAGTGGGCTAACGAGCGTGAGCATGAAACTGCGGTGGGCCAGGATTTGCTCGCCACTGCGCTGAACCTCAACCCTGGCATCGCGCCCGCGCCCGACGCATGAGCAGCCTCAACGAAATCTGGCTGAACGCCAACGGCCACGCCGTGCGCCTCGACCTCGACGACGAGACGCAGCTGCTGCCCACGTTCCAGGCCAACGACCGCACCAAGCCCGACACCATCCAAAGCGAGTACTCGCCCGAGTTCTCGGTGCCTGGCACAGCCCACAACCACCGGCTGCTCAAGCAGGCCGCTGCCAGCCAGCCGGTTGACGGCAGCGGCTACAAGCGCGTGCCCGCCGTGCTCACGTCGGGCGGCGTGGAAACCATGCCGCTGGCCCTGCTCTACCTCAAGGGCTACCGCGACGGCCGCTACCTGCTGCAACTCTTCGGCGGCAACAAGCGCCTCGTCGAAGCCCTGGGCGATAAGAAGCTGGCCGACCTCGACCTGAGCCGCTTCGACCACTATTGGACGCCGGCCGCCGTGCTGGCGGGGCTGCCCTTCGCTCACTGGCAGCAAAATGGCTGGGGCTACGAGGTGTACGAGCGCGGCCGGCCCCTCGACCTGCAGGCCCTCGACCCCTACACGCTCTACCCCAGCTGCTCGGACCAACTCGTCTGGAGCCAAATCCTGGCTGATGCGGGCTTCACGGCCGACTCGCTGCTGGCCGAGCCGCTGGCGGCCGCCCTGAATGTGCCCAGCGCCAACCCCTACACATTTTCGCAGGACTACCGCGACGACCGGCGGCTGAAAGCCGGCTTCGAGCACACCGGCAGTCTGATATTCACCGATGAGTTCAACATCACTGCCCCGGTAAACTTCATTGGCACCAAGCCCTACGGCCGGGGCAAAGAAGTGCAGCCCACTGCTGTGCATACCTACGTGGTGCCCACGCTGGGCTACTACGACCTCGACCTGACATTTGCCGTGTACTTCGGCTGTGAGCCCGCGCCGCTGCCGGGCGAGGTCAGCATGGAAACCAAGCTCTTTCTGAACGGCAATCAGCTACTCAATCCGGATGGCAGCCCGGTGCGCGGCTACAAGCGGGTAGGCGACTACACCGATGCCACGCTAACGGCCGCCATCAAGCGCGTGCGGCTTAATGCGGGCGATGTGCTGGAGGCCCGCATACAAGGCGACAAGTACCCGCGCCGCGAGGGGTTCGTAGACCTGGACCCCGTTCATCCGGTCTGGTATATCGGCACCAGGGTAGTGCGCTTCCCGGGCGCTACTTACCCGCCTGACTTTTCGGGCGTAGAGCCGGCCTGCTCCTTTACGGTTACGCTGCTCCCCGAATTCCCCGAGGGCGGCCTCGTCAAGCTCAACGAGTGGCTGCCCGATATGAAGCAGCTCGATTTCGTGAAGAGTCGGATGCTGCTGCTGGGCCTCACCATTCAAGCGGATGACTACGCGCCCCACCTGCACCTGGCGCCGGGCTCCAGGCTGCTGGCCAATGTGCCGAAGGCTCGCAACTGGAGCGCCAAGCGCGACGCCTACGCCCAGCCCGGCCGGCTGCCTGAGCGCGACCTGGCGTTCCGGTTTGGCGAGTACGGCCAGCGCAACTTATTGAAGTGGACTGAAGACGAGAACGTAACGAAGGCCTACGGCGACGGCAGCATCGCCGTGGCCGATGAGGTGCTGGCCGACGAGTACGAGCTGGCCACGCTGCCGTTTTCCGCCACCGAGAACAGCCCCGGCCTGCCCGGCCTGCTGCGCATCCTCAATTTCGAGGGTCAGGACCTGAGCGCCACGCCGCCCACCTACTCGGCCGTAGAGGCAAAGCCCCGGCTTACGCTGCGCAGCGCGGCCAGCCCCGTCAACTGCCAGCTCATCACCACGCCCGCCAAGGACGGCCAGCCGGCCGTGCTGGCTCCGGTGGATACGGTGTTCAGCTACTTCGACGGGGCCGACCTCTCGCTGCTGCTCGACCGCACGGTACTCACCACCTACTGGGCCGACCTGCGGGCCATGCTGGAGCAGAGCCGCTACCTGACCGAGTACTACCGGCTGACGCCGCGAGACATTGCCGAACTAGACTTTTCAGTGCCCATCTGGGATAGTGGCCTCGGCGACTACTTCGCCGTGTCGGCCGTGGGCGAATACGATGCCCGCCGGCCTGTGGAGGTGCGGCTGGCCCGGCTCTATGCCACCCACCTGCCGCCGGCCGCGCTGCCCGGTGGGCTCGGGCAAGAGTGGTACGGGGGAGAGTTTTTTAATGGAGAATTTTACTAATAGACTATGGCTGAGAACAACACGGTTATCCTGCGCGTCGAGCTTGATGAGGCAGGCACGGAGAAAAAGCTTCAGCAGTTGGTGCTGGATATCGAGTCCACCAAAAAGGCTCAGGCCGCGCTCACGGCTGAGCGCAAGGCCGGCACGGTCAGCGATGAGGAGTTTGCCAAGCGCAGCGTCGAGCTGCAAACGCAACTCAAGGGGCAGCAGCAGACGCAGACAGCGCTTACCAAAAACCTCGAAGCCTTTCGGGCAGCGACCGGGCGGGCCACCGGCTCGGTGGACCAACTCAAAGCTCAGGCCGCCCTGCTCACGGCGCAGTACAACGCGCTCAGCAAGGAGGAGCGCGAAAACACCTACGCCGGCCGCGAGCTCACGGCCCAGTTGGATGCTGCGAACAAGGCGCTGCTGGAGGCTGGCCAGCGGGTGAATGACAACCGCCGCAACGTCGGCAACTACACCGGCTCGCTCCGGGATGCTATCAAAGAATCTGGCTTTTTCGGTGGCGTCACGGCCAAAGTCACCGAGGCGCAGGAAACCTTTAGCAAGGCGCAGGTCATCGCCAAGGCGGCCATCGGCGGCAACATTACGGCCCTGGGCTTTCTGCGGCTGGCCCTGCTGGCTACGGGCCTGGGTGCGCTCGTCGTGGTGCTGGGTAGCGTGGTGGCCTTTCTCACCAAATCCCAGGCAGGGGTGGACTTGGTGAGCCGCAAGCTGGCCGGCCTGAAAGCCATCGTGAGTTTAGTGATTGGGGTAGCCAGCGAGTTTGGCGAAACGTTGTTCAAGGCCTTCGACAACCCGAAGCAGGCGCTGTCCGACCTCGTAGACTTCATCGGCACCAACCTACTGAACCGCCTCAAGTCGCTCAAAGTCATCTTTGACGGCATCACTTCCGGCAACATCAGCAGGGTGAGTGAGGGGCTGTTTCAGCTATCTACTGGCCTCACCGACGTAACCGGCAAAGTGTCAAGGTTTGCGGCAGCAGCCCGCGAGGCGGCGAAGGCGGGGGAATCTATTGAGGCCGAAAGCCAGCGCATTCTGCGGGCCGAGCGGGCGCTGAACGTGGAGCGCAGCCAGAGCCGCGCCCGCATCGAAGAACTGAAAAAACTCTCCGATGACAGCACCAAGTCGGTGGCCATTCGTACAGCCGCCGCCAAGGAAGCCGCCAAAATCGAGAACGGTCTGCTGGCCCAGCAGCTCAAGTTGCAGGACGATAAAATCAACAACACCATTCGGGAGGCTAACCTGGATAAGCAGCAGACCAATGATGAGTTAGATGCCATTGCCGAACTCCGCAGCGCCCGGGCCGACACGCAGCAGGAGTCGCTCACGCTGCAAACCGAGCTACAGAATAAAATCAACAGCCTCAATCAAGAGGGCATTGATAAAAGCATTGCCGGCCGGGCCCAGGCGCTGGCGCTGCAAAAAGCTTTGCTTGATGAGCAGTTGGCCCAGGTAGAAGCAAATAGCTTGGAAGAGTTGCGCTTGTTGCGCGCCAAGCTTGAAAACGGGTATCAGGCTGAGCTGAACGTAAAGGACCTCACCGTAAGCGCGAAGCGAGCCATAGACATCAAGTATGAAGCTGACCGCCGCAAGCTGGAGGTAGACGCTACCAAGGCGCGTGCACTCGCAATGTATGATGCTGAGCTTGCCGCAGTGAATACCGAGCTAGGGCTGGTTCAAAAAGGAACCGACCAAGAAACGGAGCTGCGGCGTGAAGCAATCGACACCCAGTTACGAAAAGAACTGGCTGCGTTGGACCAACGAAAAAACAATCTGGCCCAGGAAAACCTACTCCGTGCCAATGCGGCCAATGCCCTGAATGACCTCAACTACGATACTGCGCTGGCGAAGCTCGACGGGTTTCTGTCGGCTCAGCGTTCGGTGCTTGACGAAAGCTTTGCCGCTGCCCGCATCACCGAAAAGCAGTACGCCGACAGCGTAATTGTTAGCGACCAGCTGGCCGCCGGCGCACGGCTCCAGCTAGCGCGTGAGTTCAAAAAAGACACCGTGCAGTTGGAGGCCCAGGCAGCGGCGGCTAAGATTGCGGGCATTAAGCAAGTGGGCGACGCCGAGCGAGAGGAACAAGCAAAGCGTATGGCTCAGGCGCAAATTCTGGCAGAAGGATTGACTTCGCTTTTTGCTGAAACCGTTTCAACTACAGGCGCTACTCTTGAGGACTTCGCGAGAAAAGCACTTATACTATTAATCGATTCAGTTGAAAAAGAGATTATAACTGCCCAGATAGCCATTATTGCTAAGGCGTTTGCAAGCGCAGATAGTATCGCAACTTTTGGGGCATCAGGTGCGATTAAGGCTGCCGCAATTATTGGCTTGACTGTGGCAGCTACTGAGACGCTAAAGGCTAAACTACAGCCTACGCCAAACCAGTTCGCACAGGGCACAGTGCTAGGCGGTGCTAGCCACGCCAATGGCGGCGTCCAACTCTACTCACGCTCTGGCTACCATTTCGGCGAGGCAGAAGCCGACGAGATAATTCTAACTAAAGGCGTGTTTCAATCGCCAGTGTTAAGGCCTCTAGCCTCGACACTAAATGTGCTAGGCGGTGGGCGCGCCTTGGTACCCAGCCAGCCCAGTGCCCACATGGCTCTTGGTGGGATAGCAAAACCGCTAGTGATGCAACAGTTGCGAGGTGGTGTGGGCGAAGGGATTGATTACAGCCGGTTAGCCCAAGCCGTGAGCAAGATAAATGTAAAAGCCACCATATCAGACGTTGATGCTGGGCTTAAGCGAAAGGCATTCACTGATAAGGTAGCTAACAGCTAGCTATTTAAGCAGCTTAGCTTTTTGTGCTTCAAACTCGTTTTGAGTAATCGCGCCCGCATCAAGCAAGCTCTTTAATTTTAGCAATTCATCGGCCACCCCGCCTCCGGTTGGGGTGGCTTTTTTTGCATTGTTCCTGGTAAGTATTTCGCCCGCAGCTTCGGCCGCGTCAAAGTCAAGTTGCGCATTATAAACTCCCGCTTTAAAGACCACTATTCGAGTAGAACCAAAGCCACGCACCTCTTTCACTACACCGATATGATTTGCCCAAAACTTTGGTAAACTCATGCCTTTAGGGGACATGAGATTGGGCCCAATCTCAGCATATTTAAATGAGCCGTCTTCGCGCTGGCCCAACGTAAAGTAGATGCTGTCTCCTTTGTGTACAGCTGTACCTAGCTTTGACGTATAGCCTTCGGGCATTGGCCTGCCTGGCAATTGTGCCACTGCATCTGTAGTACCTACACCCATCAGCAGCCCCCCAAGTAGTAGCAGTTTCTTCATAGACTGCGAATATAGTACTACGCTGCTTTGCTCCCCTCACCTTGCTGCACCCAATGTGAGCCACGCGTGAGCCGGCCGGCCGCGATGTCGTTGAGGTAAGGCACCAGCAGGGCGTTCAGCGTCAACCCCTCCTTCTGGGCCAGTTGCTTGAGTTTGCGGTGGATTTCGGGCCGTGGAGTGAGTTCCATAAAATAAGTCCGGCAATTCTCCGGGGTTCTTCCGGTGAAGTTCCGGAGAAATTAGGAGCACCCCAAGCCAGGTAAAAACCTTTGTTGCACAGCGCCCAAACGGGCGTTTCCAACATGCCTGAACTCACCATTGCCGTCGGCGAAAATATCGGTCCCGGCTACGTAGACTGGGAGGAATACGAGTACGTCCCCGGCTTCACGGTGGACGATATCCGCATGCAGATGGAGTGGGCTGCCTACCAGGGCACCACGGTAGACAGCATCCTGCTACAGTTCGGCATCTGCTACGGCGGCCTGACCCGGCACGCCATTGAGATTTACAACTACCTGCGCGGCCTGGACATTCCTATTCGTGCGCACGTGCTCAGCATCACGGCCAGCTCAGGCACCATTGTGGCGCTCGCCGCTGACGAAATCGTGCTGGAACATACTGCTCAGTGGATGGTGCACCGCCCGCTCTACCCCAACGGCACCTTTGCCCAGCGCGGTGAGGACTTGCGCGCCGACGCTGACCGCCTCGACCGCGAGGAGCAAAACCTCGTCGATATCTACGCCGCCCGCACCAACCAGAGCGAGGTCGATATCCGGCAGCTTATCAGTGTGGACCGCGTGATGAGCGCCCAGGAAGCCCTGGATTTTGGCTTTGCCACCGAGGTGAAGCCGCTGGCCGGCAAGGCCCCCAGCGCCGCCCAGGCGCAGGCCCGGCTGCGCACCGTGCGCCAGGCCGTAGCCCGCGCCGATAAGCGCGTCGTCTCGCAGCTGCGCATGCAAGCCGCAGCCAGCACCAAACCACGTCCCAAAAACGCGGCCCGCCCGGCTGCCTCTACCCCCCGCCCCATGGCTAAAAAAGTAACTGCGCCGGCTCCGAAAGCCGGTGCCCAAAACCGCAGCGGCCTGACGGCTGCCCAAAAGCCCATCGCCGATGCCATCCGCGCGATGGCCAAGGCCGCCGGCATCAAGGCCACCATCGAAGGGGCCGACACCGAGCCCGAAGCCGTGGCCACCGCTACGGTGCTGGCTGATGGCGCCGGCAGCCTCTACACCGAGGGCGAGCTGGCCCAGGGCTCGGACGTCTTCAACGACGAAGCCCTAACCGTGGCCACCGATGATGGCACCTACGAGACCGAGGACGGCCGCGATATTGTCGTCGCCGGCGGTGTGGTAGAAAGCGTGAGTGAGGCTGAAGCCAGCGGTGAAGAGTTGCCCGGCACTGAGGCCCTTACCGCTGCCGTTACGGCCGCCCTGGCTCCCCTCACCGCCCGCCTCGACGCCATGGACAAGGCGGTAACTGCCTTCAGCAAGGCGGTACCGGCCGCCCCGCGCCCCAAGGCCGCGGCCGATATGGGCGACGGCAAGCCTCAGCCCAAAGCCAAGGGCCTGCTTAAAGGTGCCTCTACCCAGAAGTAGCCCGCCGCTAGTCATCTCGCCGGGTAGCCGGCCATTTTCTCGCCCTATTTTCTGCAATCGTTATGCCTTTTTTTGAACGCCCCCTCATCGTGGGTGGCTCGGCCGCCAACGCCGGCAATAACCTCTCGCTGCTCGTGTATCCGGCCAAGAAGGTGCCCTTCATTATGGAGCTGGGCATCTTGGTGAAGGAGAATGTAAAGCGCCGCGCTACCACCATCGGCATCTTGCCACAGGAGAAAGTCACCCGCCGCGACTCGGGTTGCGGCGAGTTCACGCCCACCGGCACGCTGCTCAAGCTCGTCAAGAACGAGATTACCGTCGATGAGGTGGAAATCAAGTTGCAGGAGTGCGCCTCGGACTACACCGAGACCGTGCTGGAGGCGGCCCTAAAGGCTGGCCACGCCGAGGACAACAACCTCGAAGGCACCGTCATCGAGACGATTGTGCGCAAGGCGCTCGACGAGGGCCTGAGCTCGCTCTCGGTGAATGAGGCCGGCCAGCTCGACATGGCCATTGAGCCCGTTGTGGGTGCGCAGGCCTCGGGTGTCATCTACCTCGACGGCTACCGCATGTGGTGGTTGGGTGACCGGACGAGCTCGGACCCCAACTACAACCAGACCAACGGCATCCGCAAAAAGCTGATTGTGGCGAACTCTACGCCTGAGTCTACGGGTGCTACGGGCACTTACCGCGGGGCAGCTATGCCGACGCCGGCTGCGCTGAAGGCCAATGCCTCGCTCATCCTCGATGTGCTCGAAGACCTCTACGAGAACTGCTCGGAGGAATTGCAGGACCAGGATGATGCGCAAAAAGCCTTCTACCTCGACACCCTCAGCTACCGTGCTGTTCGCAAAGCCTATCGCAAACTAGTAGCTGACCGGGTAGCCGACGAGTCAAAGCTGACGATTATCGAGGGCAGCCAAAACAAGCGCTTCACCTACGAAGGCGTGGAGCTCATCGAGGTGAAGAGCTACAACCGGTGGATGAAGGCTGACTTCCCCGCGCAAAACCCGCTCATCGCCGTGTACACGGTGCGCGAAAACCTCGTGTGGGCGACCGACCTGATTTCGGACATGGCTGAAATCAAGTTTTGGTACGACATCAACACCGAGTTCAACCGCACCCGCGTGAAATACCGCATTGGTGCTGGCTTTGGCTTCGACATCCTGATGGCCTACGCCCTTTAGCATTCCTTATCCGGCCGGCTTGGGAAGGTCTGGCCACCTATTTCTCGTGTAACCCGCCCTCGGCTCCTAGCCGAGGGCCATTCACTACCCCGCCATGTCGGACTTCTGCAATATTTTTTCTAAAAACGTCGTCACGCGCAAGTGCCTGCCCTCGGGCGGCATGAAAACGCGGGTGTGGATTGGCCAGGTGCAGGACCGCACGGGCGCCTACACCTATAAAGCCAATGGCGCGCTCAGCTCCTTCGTGCTGGGCCCTGGGGCGAACTTCATTACGGCCATCGGCCGGGCCAAGAAAGGCAGTGGCAACAGCAAGCTGAGCAAAAGCGAAGACGGTGGCGTCGGCAATGAGCAGTCGGTCGTTTTTGAGATTGCGTACGGCACGCAGCAGGAAGCCAACGCCATCATGGATATCCTGCGGGCCGATGGCAAGTTCGTGCTTGTCGAAACCAATGCGGGCACCGTCCGCGGCTACTTCTGGGAGGATGGTGACACGTCCATGGATGCAGAGGAAGGCACGGGCACGCTCAAAACCGACGCTAGCGGCGTGCTCAAAATCACCCTCAAGGGGACGGAGAGCGACTTGCCCATCTTCTTCGAAGCGGCCAACCCCAACTCGGCCGTGTCGCAGCTGCAAGCCAGCCGCGATTACCTCGACTCCTTGGTTACTGGCGTCGAAGTAGTGGGTTAAGCTCGTGGCAAAAGCACCCTACAGCCAGGCCCTGCTCGACCGGGCCCAGGCCTACGTGGCCCAGCCACTTAACAACCGCCGCTACGAGCAGGGCCTGGCCGAAATCAGCCAGCTCTACGCTGAAATCACGGGCGAGACCGTGGGCACCTGCCGGCAGTGCCAATACAAAGATTTTTTGGCGGTAGTCACCGCTTACATCCGCGAGGCCACTCGCTCTTTACACCCCGAACTCATGGCAGATTCCAAGTACACCTTCGCCCCGGGCTTTGCGGGCGAAGTCATCGCCGACGGCCGCTACAATAAGACCGTGACGAATGAAAACCTTACTGATGAGGACGCTGAGGCACTCATCAAGCTCAACTATGGGCACGTCATCGTGCTCAAGCCGGGCCAGGAGCCGCTACTGGCGGGCGCCTCGGAGCAAGGCGACACCGACGAGGGTGATGACGAGCAGGAAAACAAGCCCAGCGAGCGCGAGCAGGCGCTGCAAGCGGAGCTTGAGCAGGTGCAGCAGGCGTTAGAAGCTGAAAAGCAGCAGTACCACAAGGTAGTGGCTAACAATAACAACACCATTGAAATGCTGCAAGCTGAAAAGCAAGCGCACAAGGCCACGAAGACTCAGCTGTCCAAGGCGCAGCAGCAGCTCACGGCCGCCAATCAGAAGCTGGCCGAGAAAACGAGCCAGAACGGCGCCACCGACCCGGCCACGGTACCGACCGTGAGTACCAGCGACGCTACCCCCACGCCGACCACGCCCGCCGTGACGGCCCCCGCCCCGCCAGCGACGCCTGCTGAAGGCACCGCCGGTAACTAGCCCCACCCTTTTTTCTGCTAAAAGCCCGCTGCCCCCACCCGGCGGCGGGCTTTTTACTAGTCGCTTACCTGCTTTTTCATGGCCCGCAGCCGTCGCACCCCGTCTACTTCGCTTATTCGCACTGGCCCCCAGGCTGCCGTGCTCGATGCCGCCATGCCCGAAGGCAAAGCCGGCGAGGTTATTAAGGTGTGGCCCTGGGGCGATAACAACCTGGAGCCGCAGCAAATCCTGCGCGTGCTCTATGATAGCGGTACGGCCACCACCTGCGTCGAGCGGCTGGGCCTCTTCATCGGCGGCAAGGGCTTCGCCAGCCCGGCTACGGGCGAGGCGATGGCCAATCCCCGCCAGACCTTCAACCAGCTGCTGGCCGAGGCCTCAGCGACGGCGGCCGTGGGGCTGGGCGTGGCCTACATCCTGCGCTTCACCTACGGGGGCGAGCTGGGCGAAATCTACGTAGCCGACGTGGACTGCCTGCGCCGCGAAAAAGACGGGGCCGGCCGTTTCGTGATTAACCTGAAGCTGGCCGAGAATAAGTTTCCGACGGGCCATAACCAGGTGTACCTGCCCTATGACCCGCTGGCCAGCCAGCAGGAAATATCGGAGCAGGTAATTGCTGCTGCCGGCACCGAGGGCGGCTACTGGGGCCACCTGTTGTTTTCGTTTACGGGTCGGCTCGGCCGTAAGCGCTACCCCACGCCCACCTGGTGGGCCGCCAAGGAAGCGGTCGAGGCTGATGCCGAGGCCCCACGCTACGACCTCAAGCAGTTCCGCAATGGCTTCTTTCCGGATGCCATGGTCACGCTCATCGGCAAGAAATACGATGATGTGCCGAATGAGAGCTGGACGCCGGGCGAAGGCCAAACGGAGGCTGACCGGCCCTACGTCGCGTCGCCCGACCTGAAGGCCGTGCAGAAAACGATTAAGGAGTTGAAGGGCAGCAGTACCGAGGCCACCGTGTGGGTCAACTTCGTCGAAACGAAGGAGGATATACCCTCTACCACCTTTTTCAACCAAGGCCCGAACTCCAAGGGCCTGACCGATGCAACGGCGCGCCTGGAGGGCCGGGTGTACCGCCGCATGGGCGTGCCGCCGGCATTGTGCGGCGTGGCTGAGCCGGGCCTGCTGGGCAGCAACCAGCAGATTGTTTCCTCCATCCAACTGTTCGGGCTCGTCGTCAACCCGGCCCGGGAGCTGTGCGTGGGTCCGCTGCGGGCGCTGTTTCCGCACCTGGACTTCACCGTTACGCCGCTCGACCCCGTGGACTACATCGACCCGTCAGTAGCGAACGACATGACGGCCGACGAGCGGCGCGCTACCCGGGGCCTGCCCCCGCTGGCTGAAGTCGAAGCACCTGCCCCAAAACCTATTGCCAAGCCTCGCCCCAAAGCAGCATGATTTTCCTCATCACCAAAGCCGACCTGCCCGACTACACCAAGGTATCGGCAAACGTCGGCGACCATCTTATCAACCCGGTCATTCGGGATGCCCACACGTTCGACGTCGGGCCGCTACTGAATAGTGGCGAGCAGCAGGCGCTAGCGGCCTATCTGGCTGCGGCCGACCGGCCCGCGTTTGTCACGGCCTACAAGGCGGCTGAGTTGCTGGGCTTTCCGCTGGCTGAGCTAGCAGTGTTGCAGGCGAGCCCACTCCACCGGCCCCACGTGCTCTACACCACCGCCGTGCGGCCGCTGCTCTGCTACGAAACCTACCGGCGCTTTCTGCTCGACCACGGCGCGCACGTCACGGAAAACGGCGTGGAAACATTTAGCAGCGGCAATAATGCCCCCATCAGCGGGGGCCAGCGCGCCGAGATGCGGGCCGATGCCGCTGCGAAATGCAGCCACTACCGCGCCGTGCTGGCCGGCGCACTGGCCGCCTACCGGGGGCCGGGCGCTGGAACTGGCACCTGCGGCCCCAACGCTGCCAACCGCCGACCAACTGCTGGCGGGGCTAAAATCCTTGCGCTATGACCCTGACTGACTTCAAAAAGCTCTTTCGCAAGTTCATCGTAGTCGTGGCCGGCGGGCCCGAAGACCGCACGCGCGGTAAGAACCTGATAGCCATTTTCGACGCGCTGGCCGAAGCCCTCGACGGCAAGGGTAGCGGGGAGGTGCAGGAGCAGCACAGCTTCGAGCTGGGCCAGCTCTTTGGCATCCGCGACAGCCGCATTGTGGTGAAGGCACCCGGCGGTGCGGTGTCGGCCAGTTCCACCTTGCCGACGTCCTTGGAGCCCGGCAGCGTCGTGACGCTCTACGGTGCGCCTTATTTCCCCAGCCTCGACTACCAGTTTCCGGCCAGCGGCACGCTCGTGCTAGCGCCTGGCAGTAGCCTAACGCTCAAGAACTTTCGCCCGCCGTCTGGCCCCTTCCTGCTCTGCGGGCAGGGCACGCTAGTGAGCCCCGTCAACATCGGGCCCTCAGCCAGGGAGGTCACTATCCGCGACATCCAGCTTAGCGGCTACGTGTACGCGTTCAGCTACAATATTTTCGGCGCCATGCGTAAGCTGCGCCTGGATAGTGTACGCCTCACCAACACGGATGCCAGGCAGGCGGCGGTCACGGTCGATTACGGCTACGCGCAAAACTATTACACCTACCTGCAAGCGGAGGTAATTGGCTGCGACATCACCTCGGCCGGCGATGCGATCAGATTCTTCGACCAATTTCCCGGCGCGGCGGCGGGCGATGCGCAGGCCAAGGCCACCAACAGCCTGCTGCTGCTGCAAAACCGCCTGCGGGTAGGGGCGGGCAAGCGGGTACTTAATGATGACGATGGCGCGCTCAGCTTCGTGCGGGGCGGCAATCATTACCTCGACGCGCCGCTGCCCGCGCAGCCCTACGCCGTGATAGCCGGCACCGATGGGGGCGGGGCGGGTGGCGGGGGCACCGCGGCGCAGCTCACCACCGTCAGCTACATCGCCACGGTGGACGGTGCCCAGCCGCCTATTTTTAACGCTGGCGCCGTGCGCTACTTCAACGTGACGGTGGCGGGCGAGGAGGTGCAGGACAGTGTGGATTACACCGACGACAGCGCTGGCACATTGCAAATTCTGGCGTCTGCCGGCGTGCAGGCGGGTGAAGTCGTGCAGTACTGTTGGCTGACGGCCGGCGGTATCAGCGCGGGGTTATCACCCGCCACCACTACCACACTCGGCGGGGTCATCGTCGGCCCTGGCTTGGCCGTGGATGGGGACGGCACCGTGCGCCTGAAAATTGACCCCGACACGCTGGGCCTGCTGCCGGACGGCACGCTCTACGTGCTTACCAGCAGCGGCAACGTTTCAGTGGCCGCCATGCCACAGAACGTGGTGGCCACGGCCAGCACCAGGACCCGCATCACCACCATTCGGTGGGATAGCGTGACTGGCGCCTCCTTGTATCAGATTTTTCGCTCTGTCAACGGCAGTGGCTTCCAGCAGATTGGCATTGTGCCTTACCCCAGACTAGAAGACTATACAGACAATGTGGGCCAATACGTGCGCTACTACGTCGTGTCAGCCAACTCGGCCGGCCAGAGCCCGGCCAGCGCCATCGTTGTCGCCAGTTCAGTTGCTTAATGCCTCTTTTTATATGCCCCGCCTTACTCCCGACCGCTCCCCCATTGCCCGCCTGCGCGTCGTTGACCGCGTGCAGGACGAAACGACCATCTGCCAGGTGGCCACCATGCGCACCGTCAACCTCGTGCAGGCCGAAAGCGGCGCCTTCAGCGTAGCCATTAGCGCCTGGGTGACGCAACACTCCTGCCGCAACGGCGAGCCGGGCGAAGAACTGGCGGGCTCGCCCGGCCGGCCGCTCACTTTTTCAGGTGACTACCTCACGCTCGTGGATGCGGCCACGGGCGAGCAGCTGGCAATTCGCACCAGCGAAGACAACGCGCAGTGGCAAGTGATAGAGGACAGCTTCCCACAGAATACCATGTGGCAAGGTGATTTCTTGCTGGAGGTGCTGCGCAAGGGCGCCGTCAATATTGCTGACCTCGTGCTCTACCACATGGCCCGCGCCAACAGCCCCGAACTCAACCGCTATGCGTAGCAGCGCGATTTTCCGCTGGCTCGGCTTTGCTCTGGCGGCCAGCCCCTTCCTCTATGTTTTCTGGAATCTATCAGCCGGCTTCCGGCCCTAGCAATGCGCAGGATTTACCGTGAAAAGCTGGCCGCCCTTGAAGTAACGACGGGCCTACCCACCGACGCCCCCGACCCAGCAGCAGCGACGGCGCCCCTAGTGCCCATTCCTACGCAGTTACAGCTTATCATCGGCCAGAGCCTACCCAACACGCCCGCCGGCCAGCAGTGGCCGATGAGCAACAATGCGCTCTACTACTTCACGCGTGCCCTCGATGCGCGCCTCACCCAGGCCGAGCAGGTGGCCGCGCTGCAACTGGTCAGCATTGGCGCCACCGATTCCCAGGTGACGCTGCTGCGCGCCCGCCTCGAGTTGGTGCGCGCCGCCGGCCTGGCTACCCAAAGCCAGCTCGACGCCAACGCCGCCGCTGATGCACAGGCCGTGCTGCGGCTGGCAGCGGTAGAAAAACAGCAGGCAGCCGATAAGCTGGCCGATGTTGCCCGCGACCAACACGAAGCCGCGCAGGATGCGCAGCTGGCTTTGCTGGCCGCCCGCGCCACGCAGGACGAGGCCGCAATTGCCACCGCCCAGGCAGCTGCCAGCGCTGCCTGGGCCCGGGCCGAGCAGGCCATTGCCAACGCCGCCGCCGCGCAGGCTACGGCCACCGGTGCCAGCACGGCGGCCGCCACTGCCCAAGCCACTGCTGCCGCCGCCCAGGCCGCTGCCGCCGCCAACACGGCCAGCCTGGCTACTGTGGCGGCCGACGTGGCTACGCGCCTGCCCGCCGCGGCCGTGCAGCGCTTCGTGGTGAATGTGCCGGCCGTGACCATTCAGGTGCTCACGCCTTATACGCAGGTCGTCACGCTGCCCAAGGAATTCCCCAGCGCCAACTACTTGGTGTTCCTGCAAAAAGCCAGCAACGGCCTGCTGAATACCGAGCTAGGCGACTCGGCGAAAACGGCCCGCACTTTCCTGCTGTCGGCCCGCAATACCGGGGCCGTGTCGCTGGCCATGCCCGCTGGCGTGGTCGAGGTGCTGGCTATCCTACTCTAGCCTCCCCCGCTACTAGCCGCGCCGCCGGCTGCTCTTCTCTAAACCCTACCTGCCCCGTGCTGCTCACCTTACTTCTGCAAACGCTGCCAGCTAAATACGCGCCCGCCCCGTGGTATTTCCGCTGGGCTGAAAACCTGCCGCTGCACGTCGTAGTGGGCCTGGCTGTCGTGTTTGGCGTGGCCTGGCTTGTGAAGGAGCCGGTGCAAGGCTTCGTCACCAAGCTCCTCGACGGCTTCGTCGAGCGCATCAAGCGCAGCAGCAAGGAGCCGGCCAGCGCCGAAGACCTCAAGCGCAAGGCCCAAAAAGCCGTGGTGCTGGAGCAGGCGGCCGAGCGCCTGCGCCTGGAACTCAACTGCGACCACGTAGAGGTTTACGGCTGCCAGAACGGTGAGTACCTGCGCTCCGGAGAAGGTGTAGACAAGTTCGTGATGCAGGCCGAGGCCCCGAAGCCCGGCGACCCGCGATATATGGACGTGGAGCGCATGCTGTTCGCCTCCGACTTACCCCGCCTGATTCTGGCCTTGGAAAGCCAGCCCTACCTACTGCTCTGGCAAAACCGCTGCGATGATTGGAAGGCCAACAAGCTGATGGTTGAACGCAACTACAACTCTACGCTGGCGGTGTTCCTGCGCCGGCCCCTCAAGCCGGGCACGGCCGAGACGGGCATTATCGGCCTCGTGCTCGTGAGCTGGCGCGATACGGAGCTATTCCGGCCTGACCAATCGGGCTGCCTGCCGGCCAGCCACCACGGCCCCATCCGGCAGATTGATGCCGAGCTTGAGCAGCACCTACTCAGCCATGCCCGTGAGTTTAGCTATTCCATGTAACCCCTTCACCCTTCACCCTTTTTCTGCAACCCCTATGCTCACCACCATCCTCAAAGCCCTGCGCAAAGCCGGGCCCTACCTCATTTTCGCCCTGCTCGGCGTGGCCATGCTGTACGGCGAGCGCGGGCTGCATGCTGTTACCGAAGCCGTGCACGGCGTCAGCGGCACCGCGCCCACGGCCAACATGACTGGCGCCGAGGTCGCCGCCGAAGCGCAGGCCAGCGGCTGGGTGCCGGCCGGCACCGTCACCAGCAAGCTTATCACGGCCGGCGGGGCCTTCCTGTTTTTCATCATCCTGCAATGGTTGAGCCAGCACCTGACGCACCCCGGCCCCACGCGCTGGGCGAAGTCGGGCTACAGCGAGGCGTTCGACGCGCTGCCGGATGGCGAGAAGTTCGGGGCCTACGGGCGCATTCGGTTGTACCAGACGATGCTCGCCGTGGGCGCGCTTCTCTTTGCGGCGCTGGTGCAATGAGGAAGCTACTAGCTATCAGCTGCTGGCTACTAGCTGTTAGTTTACAGCTAGTAGCCCAGCCCACACCCCGCGCCGTTGAGGCGCAGCGGGCCGCCGCCGCCACGGCCTGGCTGGAGCAGCACCTCTACCTGAAGGAAACCCACGGCTACAACCGGGCCCCACTCATCGACACCTGGGCCCGCGCCAACGGCAACGCCCTGGGTAGCGAATGGTGCGGCCTGACGCAGTGGGCCTGCCAGCAGTCACTGAAGCTGCCCAGCCCCCGCGGCCCGGCCGGCTCCTACAATTGGTTTCCACCCACCAGCCCGCGCACGGTATTGTATGGCACCAAGGGCAGTTTTGACTCGGTGCGGGTGGGCTTCGAAATCGGCATCTACAGCGCCCGCCGGGGCCGCATCGCCCATATCACCCGCGCCGTGGAGCTGGCCCGCCCCATTCGCAAGGGCCGGCCCGCCCGGGGCGTGTGGTGCATCGGCGGCAATGAGGGCAGCGGGGCCGGGGCTGGCGTGCACCGCACTTTCTACCCGGCCAGGGGCATTTACGCGGCCTCTAATTGGCTGTACTAAAGCATGGAAACGGAAACAGTAATATCCGCCGACGTTTTTGAACTCACCGGCGCCGCAGGTTCAGCCGTGGGGGCACTCAAAGCCTTAGCTGAAGGCAATAGCACACACCTGCCGCCCGCACGGCTTACCGAGATAGCTGAGCGGCTTCAGGGTGCTACGCTACAGCTAGTTAAAAATTCAACCAGCTACAGTTAGGCTATGCTCTTCACCAACCTACTCACCAGCCCCTGGCGCTGGGTACTGGCGGGCGCGGCCATCCTGCTGGCCATCACCTTCGGCAGCGCGGGCATCGATGCCGCCAGCACGTGGTGGGCCCGCCGCCAGGCCACCAAGGTGGTGCGCGCCACCGAGGCCAGTCACGATGCTCGGGCCGCCGCCGAGCCCAGCCGCCGCAGCAGCTTCGACAGCTTACTTTTTACCCGCATCGGCCAGCACCGGGAGCTGGCCATCACCCTCGCCAAAATCAAACGCGCCGATGACTCGCTCAAGCACCGCCTTCCTTCCGCTCCTGTTCTGCCTGCTGAGCCGCCCCGCCAGTAGCCAGGTCATTGCCCCGCTGGCGCCGGCCGTGGTGCGACTGGAGGTAGGCGACGTGGCGAAGCGCCCGCTTATCGGCATCGACACGGCCACCTATCGCAGCACCAGGCAGTACGTGGCCGCCGCTGGCCAGCTGCTGCTCGTGCGCGCCGACCGCATCACAGCGCTCGAGCGCGGGGCCAAGCTCAGCGACTCGGTGCGGACGGCTTACGCCGACGAGCTGCGCCGCTGCCGGGCAGGGGCCAGCGCCACCAGCGCCGACTACGAGCGGATGCGGCAGGCGGCCAGGGTAGCGCTGGCCAGCCCGCCGCGGCCGCCGCTGCTGCTCGATGGGCACACCTATAAAGGAGTGGGGCTAGGGGGTGTGCTGGCGGTGCTACTCAAAGTATTTGTTTTTCACTAACCCCTTTTTCTGCCATGAAAAAACTCCTGTTGATTTTCGTCCTGTGGGCCGCTGGCTCCTATGGCATCTACCGCCTGCACGTCTCGCCGTGGTGGATTGTGGGCTACGGCCTCGGCTCGGTAGCCGTGGCGGGGCTACTCGTGTGGCGGGCCAATAAAAAGCCGCGGGCCTAATGGACGGCCTCATTCAAGTCGTTATCAAAAGTGACGACGACGGGCACGAATACGTGATACCCGCAGATAAGGCAGGCCGCTTTGATGAATTGCTTGAGCAGGGCGAAGAAGACGGCTACGAGGCATTCAGCAAAGAATTTGAGGATTACCGTGCTGGCGGTGCCATCGACATTCCACTCTTTGCGAAGGTGGGTTACGAGGCTGAGCTATGATGCTGGCCCTGCCCACCTGGCTGGCCACGGCTTACTGGCTGCCCGCCACTGGCCTGATGGCCTACGCCCAGGGCCTGCTCATGCCGGCCATCCGGCGCACGCCGCCCGGTGCTGAGGCCCGGCGCCAGGCCTTCGCGCTCCACTGGCTGCTGACGACCGTGTACTTCCTGCCGTTGGTGCTTGTGCTATGTTTCGCCCCAGAGCATAGCATAAAAGCCAGCATCATAGCAGTACTGGCCCGGCTGCTGCTCTTCGACCCACTACTCAACCTCGGTGCCGGCGATAAGCTGTTCGCCGTCGGGCAAACGGCCGCCAGTGACCGCGCTTTGCAGGGACTGGCCCAGCGGCTGGGCTGGCCCGCCGAGCGGGTGCGGGCGGTGGCGTGGGTGGTGTGCTTGCTAGGTGCTGGCTTACTAGCTATCCACTTTTCTAGCAAGCTATCCACCTAGCTCTCCACATTTCAGCAGAAGAGTCCCGGCCAGTAGGCGCGGGGCTCTTTCTATAAAAACAGATACTCATTACTCAGTGGCTCGTAGCCATACTTGCCGAGCATCGGATAAAAATCATCAAGCAGGGCAGCGGTAGGGTTGCGCTCACCCGTCAGCAGGCGCGGCAGCTGATTGCGGTGACGCCCAGCCTCTACACTCACGCCCTGCGGGCTGAGGCTAGGGCGAGTAGCCCACCACGTCTTGAGGTGGGCTAGTTCTGCGGGCAGGTCGCGGGGCTGCATTAGGCGTGGGCTGCTTCGGCTTCAGCGGCGTAAACTTCCAGTACCTCGACAGCGTTTTCTTCATTGCTGGCTACGCGCTTAGCAGCCTCACGCTTCCAATCCAAGAATAAGGCGGCATTATCGTAAGCATAGGACAGGCGCTCAGGATTATTGCTTACCCACTCTTCTACAATCTCAGTGATTTGGTCAGCGCTAAGTATTTCCTTTTCGGCTACCACTTCGCCCTTGCTATCATAAATTTTGCCGCCGCGTTCGGTCAGGTTTGTGTCAAAGTCGTTCTCTTGGCACATTTCGACTAGTTGCCCAAAGGTCACTTTGTCGGCTTGGTTGCTGTAGCGGTCGTTGGTGATGGTGTAAGTAGTCATGGTTACTATCGGCTGCCGGCCGGCGGGGTCTGTGAGGTGGTTGATTGATTACCTGACAAATATACGGCAGCTTTTCTAATTGGGTGCATAATGCACCCAAAAAAAAGATTGTTTATTTTTAGGCCTTCCGAAACCACTTCGCAAAATCCACCGCGCTCACCCGCAGCTCCCGGCCGGGCGCGTGGGGAATCTAGATAATGACCTCATCAAATTCCTGCGAGTAGGTGAGCGCGTAGCTGCGGCCGATGACGAAGCCCGCGAAGCCGTCGTAGGCCTGGGTGCCGGTTTCGCCGTGGTACGTGAGGGTGGAGGTGGTTGGCATGGGGCAAAACTAAGCCAGCCGCCGGGGGCTGTGCTAGGCGGCTGCAATCAGCCGCTCTGAAAACTCACGGAGGAAGGGCTTGCGCTGCTGATTCATGCCCAATACCTCCAGCCCGTACACTTTGCTGAGTTCTGAATGCATGGTATCGGGCAGCACGCTGGCATAGGTGCTTTGGGTGATGGATACTGAGCGGTGCCCAAGCACTGCGCTCACAATGGTCATCGGCACCCCGTCTTGCAACAGCACCATGCCAGCGGTTTTGCGGCCTACGTGCGTGGTGAGGTGCTGCGAAAAGCCGCAGATGTAGCCAATTTGCTTGAGCGCCCGGTTTTGGTACTCATTGCTGGGCATCGGCAGGCGCTCGCCACCGTAGCGACTCAGCAACTCAATCGCCGGGGCAAAGAATGGAATCATGGTCACCGTGCCCGTTTTCTGGCGGGCGATGCGAATAAGCAGCCCGCCCGAGGGCTGCGGCACCACATGCTCAGAGGCCCGGAAGTTGGCCGCATCCTGCCAGGACAAGCCCGTAAAGCATTGGAACAAGAACATGTCAGCCGCCTTGCGCAGGCCTGTGGCCTGAAAGTCGTAATACCAGAGCTTTACCAAGTCGGCGGGTGTCAGAAAAACGGCGGGCTTAGGAGGTTCTTTTTTAGCTGAAAAGCCTTCCATTGGATTGCGGTCCAGTAGCTCATGCCGTACTGCCCACTTTAAGACCGCCCCCACCGTGTCCAGTACTTTGAGTGCGTAATTCTGGCTTTTGCCATCTGAGCGCAGATGCTCCAGTAATTGCTCGGCGCGGCGTACGCTCATTTCAGCCGGCCGCATTTGCAAATTCTTGGTATCGGTTAGCCAGGCCTCTAGCCGCGCCAAGCGCACACCGTCAGCCTCACGAGTGGCCGCCGTTATCTGTTGGCTCTCGACCTGGGCCGTGCGGGCCGTGAGGTAACGGGCCGCAACCTCCAGCAGCGAGGCGGTGCGCCGCTGCGGAGCCTGAAAGCGCAGCACCACCTTTTCGGGTGTGATGTAGCTGCCCTCGCGCTCTAGAATGTTGAAGGCTTCGCGCAGACCGGTGGCCAGCTGGGTGAGGCGTTGGTTGGCCACCTTCACCTCGTCGGTGCGACCGCGCACGGTTTGGCGCGCCGCGTCCCAATCGTCTTTTTGGGTATAGACGCCAGTGCTGAAATTATACTCCGCCTTATCCACCGTAACGCGGCACTGGATAGTGCCAGGCCGTTCGCGGGCGCGGGTGTTTTTGCGGAACCAATAAAGCAGGGTCATGTAGTGGCGAAGCAGCAT